CTCAGCGACGCCAATCGCTGAGGTTTTTTAATGCCTATAAGCGTCCGCTGCTTTCTTTGCGTTCGCATTCTGCAGCTGCTTACGGTGCGACTCCACTAGGTGCCAAGATGACACGTTGCAACAGCTAGTGATCCCTTCCTCTGTCAGGCATACCCTCACGCAATCGTCTGCAGTGGGGCTTACGTCCAGATCGTTCATGCCTGTTTTGATGCCTCTTGCTAAGTTAGGGCCGAATCCACCCCCAGCATCATGGAAGAATTTCTCAGTGCTCTCGACGACCTCATCGCAGAAACTGAAGGGCTCAGCGTGATCGAGCTTGTCGGCGCGTTGGAACTAGCCAAAAACGACATCATCTCAGGGCTTGCCGTAGCTGAAATGCTGGCCGAGGACGGCGAAGGCGAAGGCGAAGAGGCAACAGCATGACCCAGCCCATCGTTACTGCTGTGGGCCGCTTACTGCAGCCGAAACACGGCGAACCGCGAAAGCATCAGCTGATTAAAGTTGATGCAAATGGCCGTGCCAAAATTATCAAAGATCAGCCGGCCTAAACTGTTAGCAAAAGGCGGCTACAGCATTGGGCTATCAATCAACGGCACGAAATAGAACTAAAACGTCAAAGGTCGTGAATGTCTATGACCCGAATCAGGCATGGATCGATCAGGAACCACACTGGGAGCTGATCGAATGCCTGCTGACGGGCACCTATGGCATCAGGAAGGAGGGCCGTAAATATCTCCCGCAGGAGCCGCGAGAGACAGACGATGCCTACCAAAACAGGCTGCTCCGCAGCACGCTGCAACCGTATTACGTCAGGCTGGAGCGGCTACTGGCCGGGATGCTTACGCGCAAGCCCGTCAAGCTGAACGACATCAGCGACGGCATCCGCGAGGACTTGTTCGACGTTGACCGGCAGGGCAATGACCTGAACACTTGGGTGTACGAAACAGCCCGTAAGGCGATCCGCTATGGCCATGCTGGCGTTTTAGTTGATGCACCATCAGACGGTAACGGTAGGCCGTACTGGTGCGCCTACACCCCAAGGGACATCTTGGGCTGGCGCACTGAAATGCAAGACGGCAAGCCTCGACTTATCCAGCTCAGATTGAAAGAGCAGGTGACAGAACCTGATGGAGACTACGGCGAAAAAATAGTTAGTCAGGTGAGAGTATTGACGCCAGGGTATTACGAGCTATTTAGGCAAGACGAAAAGAAAGACTACACATTATTTGAAGAAGGCAGAACAAGCCTTAGCGAAATACCGTTTTCAGTTGTATATAGCAGCCGCGTTAATTACTTGCAATCAAAGCCGCCGATGGAAGACATCGGTGAATTAAACATCAAGGCGTATCAAGTCCAATCAGATTTAGATAATATTCTTCACGTCGCGGCTGTTCCAATGTTGGCGATTTTTGGATTCCCGCAATCAGCAGAAGAGATCAGCGCGGGGCCAAATGAAGCGCTCGCCTTGCCCGAAGGCGCATCCGCGCAATACCTAGAACCAGCCGGTAACAGCTTTAAGGCATTGTTTCAGCGGCTGGATCAGATCGAAAAGCAGATCAATGAGCTGGGCCTAGCCAGTGTGCTGGGCCAGAAGCTCTCAGCCGAGACAGCCGAGTCAAAAAGGATCGACCGCAGCCAAGGCGACTCAACGATGATGGTGATTGCCCAAAACATGCAGGACATGATTGACAATTGCCTGCGGTTTCATGCTGCCTACCTAAACGACGCATCACCCGGCAGCGCATTGATCAACCGTGATTTCATGGGTTCCCGTATGGACCCTGGCGAGATCAAAGCGCTGCTTGAGCTCTATCTGGCCGGCACCATCACGCAATCCACTCTGTTGGCCCAGCTTGAGGCAGGGGAAGTGCTTGGTGATGACTTTGACCTTGAGGAGGAGCTTGAGGCGACGGCTGCCGGTGGCCTGCAGGAATGAGCACCCCGTCTGAGTTCTATCGGCATGCTGTTGATCTGAACAGGTTCAGCAATGCTGAGGCAAAGCAAATTGCGATCGCTTACAACCGTCTGATCCTGCAGGCTGTCGCAGAACTGCAGATCCTGGTCGAAGATGAGCGAGCATTTGACCGTCAAACCAGACTCAGGGAGATCATCCGGCAGCTACGGGCAAGCCTCGATAACTGGGCCGGCGAAAGCTCCGCATTACTGGCAGGGGAGCTGCAGGGCCTAGCCACATTTGAGGAGCAATTCATCCGGGCGCAGCTGCTGGAGATGGTGCCAGAACGGATGATCGATCAGGTCAGAGCGTTGCAGATCGATCCAGCCTTTGCCCGTGCTGTCGTAATGACAGATCCGATTGAGATCGGCCTAAACGTTCTGTCTGATGACCTGCTGGAAGCAGTAGGGCCATCACCGGCAACCTTCAGGCTGACGGCAACGCAGGGCGCTCAAATCACGTTGCCTAATGGCTCGACCGTATCAAAAGCATTCAGGGGAATCGCTGAATCTCAAGCTGAGCTGTTCACCAAAACGGTCCAGTCTGGATTCTTGGCAGGTGATTCAGGGCCACAAATGGCAAGGCGCCTAAAAGGCCGTTTGAAGTTTGCTGATTTTGGGCCGCTATCGGTCCGGCAACTAGCGCAGGCAGGGGGCCAGCTCACAGCAGTAGCCAACCATCAGGTCAACACGCTGGTGCGGACGAGCGTCAATCAAGTGGCCAATGCGATCAGCCAGGCCACCTACAAGGCAAACGCTGAGATCACAGAGAAATATAAATACGTTGCGACGCTGGATTCACGAACCTCCGCACGCTGCAGGGCATTGGATCAGCAGGTGTTTGACTACGGCAAGGGACCAACACCCCCCCAACATTTCGGCTGCAGATCAACGACCGTCCCAGAGATCGATTATGCAGCGCTCGGGATGCCTGAACCGCCACCTAGCGCAATACGCAGGCCAGGCATCATTTCAGGGCCGATGAGCAAAGCCGCCAAGACGCGGACGGTTCCGGCCAATCAGTCTTATGGGGAATGGCTGCAGGAGCAGGGCGATAACGTGAAACGCGACGTTTTGGGGCCTAGCAGGATCCCTTATTGGAACAAGCTGGTGAAGAAATACGGGCCAGAGGATGCAATCCGTAAGTTTGTCGCGAATGATGGTTCAGAGTTGACGTTGAAGCAGCTCAAGGAAAGGTACGGGCAGCCCTAGAATCAAAACAGCGAAAGCCATCCAGATGAAATACTCAGCAGGCATGAAGAAGGGCACTAAAAAAGGCAGCAAAAAGGGCGGCAAAAAATGAAGCCAGACCTATCTGGATGCCCTGGCTGAAACCTCCGAAATTCGGATGTTTGACCTGATCGAGTCTCGCCAGGGCCAGGGCAGCGATCAAAGGGCCTCGAGGCGGCAACATCGTTAGGGTTGGCACGGCTGACGATCCAGTGATCAAACTCAAATCAGAATCGACAGGCAACCCAGTCCTTAAGCGTCGATCACAATTGAAAGCAGCACCAAAGACGAAGTGAGTATCAAGCGCGGCGGCCATACGTTTGACGGCTATGACAAGCCGATCCGAACACCAAGCCATCCCAGCGGCAAAAGTCACGCTGTAGTGGTGAAGGTTGCCGGCAAACCCAAGCTGATTCGTTTCGGGATGCAGGGCGCAAAGCCAAAGCCGCCACGTAAAGGTGAGTCAGCAGCTGATAAGGCAAAGCGTGCATCATTCAAAGCACGACACGCCAAAAACATCGCCAAAGGCAAAACATCTGCAGCCTATTGGGCGGATAAAGTAAAGTGGTGAGGCAAATAAGCCTTACGGGTTTCACATGACCGACGAGATTACGTCTCAAGAACAAGAACAACCAACAGCCGATGTTGAAGCACTGAAGAAAAGCGTTGAAGCATTAGAGCGCAAGAATTATGAGCTGATAGGCAAGCTGAACAAAGCGAAGGCAGCTGATGTTGACGTTCAGGCGTTGATTGATTTCAAGGCAAAAGCGGAGCAAGACCAGCTGGAAAGCAAAGGGCGATACGCTGAGGCCAAAGCTGCGCTTGAGCAGCAATTCAGGGAATCGGCCACTGAGAAAGACAAGCGGATTCAAGAGCTGACCGACCGCGTGCAAGAGCTCGAGCTGATGGCACCAGCAGTTAGCGCATTGTCTGAAGTGGTGCATGATCCTCAGCTGGTGCTGAACACCCAGCTGAAGCGCGACCAAATCCAGCGCGAGCCGGATGGCACTGTCGTGGTGGTTGATGGCTATGAGCGCACCCCTGTGGGGGAATGGGCGAAGGCCAAAACACCGGCATGGATGCAAAAAGCACCAAAGCCGCAGGGCAGTGGGGCGCCATCGTCGAGGGCTAGCGGTGAGATCACGCCGGGCACGAAGAACCCATTCAGCGCTGAGGACTTCAACCTTACAGAGCAGTCACGACTGTACAAAACAGACCGTGACTTGTATGAGCGGCTCAAAAATGCTGCAAACCGCTAATATGTAGCGAAGGTGAAGCTACGCAGAACCGTAAGGGTTACGCCCGAAAAATAAACAACCATTTTTTAGGAGGTTAGTCATGGCGGTTCTGCGCTCTGACATCATTATTCCAGAGGTTTTTACCCCGTATTTGATTGAAGAATCAACGCGGCGTGATGCCTTTTTGCAAAGCGGTGTTGTTGCACCATT